AAAATACTCCGCAGGCGCGCGCATAACGGGTGTACGCGTTTAAGGGGGTGTGGGTTGACCGGAAAAGGGGGTGATATTTATGGCGACAAAGAAGGACTTGACGAAAGAAGAAAAGATCAAGCGGGAGTTTTCCCGATTGAAGCGCATTTTCAAAGACTTGGATAAAAACAAGTTGCAGACCGTCGAAAGCCTTATCAAGAACGCGGCGTTCATGGCGGTATCCCTTGAAGAATTGCAAGAGATCATCAACGAAGAGGGCTACACCGTCGAATACCAAAACGGCGCAAATCAGAGCGGGACGAAGCAAAGCGACGCGGTGAAAACACATATCGCCATGACAAAAAATCACGCCGCTATTATCAAACAGCTTTGCGATCTTGTACCGCCGGAGAAGAAAAAGGAAAGCCGTTTACAGGCGTTACGGGACGAATAAAAATGCCCTTTTCAAATTACATTTACGAGTATTTCGACGGCATTTCTTCCGGAAATATAACCGTCGGCAAGTGGGTTCGCCTTCTGTATGAATACATCGTGAAGGGGCTTCAAGAAGGGCTTTTCACCTTCAACGCGAAGAAGGCAAACAAGGCAATTCGGTTCATCGAAAACTTTTGCCATCATTGCGAAGGGCGCACAGACCTTTTGAAGCTGGAGTTGTGGCAGAAAGCCGCCGTTTCCGTTATGTTCGGGATCGTCGAAGAGGACGGAACGCGCGTCTTTCGCGAAGTGTTTATTGTGATCGGGCGCAAGAACGGCAAAACGCTTTTTGCGTCCGCCGTCATTGCGTACATGGCGTATCTTGACGGAGAATACGGCGCGAAAATATATTGCCTTGCGCCGAAGCTGGAGCAAGCGAACATCGTTTACGATAATTTCTATCAGATGATTAAAAAAGAACCGGAGCTTTCCGACCTATCGAAGAAGCGCCGTTCCGATATTTACATCGAAGAAAGCAATACCGCGATCAAGCCGCTTGCGTTCAACGCGAAGAAATCCGACGGCTTCAATCCGCATTTAGTCGTGAACGATGAAGTCGCGTCGTGGCGCGGCGACGGCGGCTTGAAGCAGTACGAAGTTATGAAATCCGCGCTTGGCGCGCGCCGCCAGCCGATGATCCTTTCAATCTCAACGGCGGGTTACGAAAACGACGGTATCTTCGACGAATTGATGAAGAGATCGACCGCGTTTTTGAAGGGAGGAAGCAAGGAACGCCGCCTTCTTCCCCTGCTTTACATGATCGACGACGTGGAGAAATGGAACGACCTTGAAGAGCTTAAAAAAGCAAATCCGAATATGGGCGTTTCCGTTTCGCCGGACTTCTTCAAAGAGGAAATCGCCGTCGCCGAAATGAGTATGTCGAAGCGGGCTGAATTCCTTACGAAGTATTGCAATATCAAGCAGAATTCTTCCGTCGCGTGGCTTGATTACGTCGTCGTTGACGGCGCAGGAATTCACGCGAAGCTGGAGGATTTCAAGGACAGCTACGCCGTGGGCGGCATAGACCTTTCGCAAACAACAGACTTGACCGCCGCTTCCGTCGTGATCGAGCGGGACGGCGTTCTATATGCCTTCGCACAATTCTTTATGCCCGCGAACCGCCTTGAAACGGCGCAAGCGATCGACGGCGTACCGTATGACATCTTCGTAAAGCAAGGGATCGTCAAGCTATCCGGCGAAAACCACGTCGATTATCGCGACGTTTACGAATGGTTTTCTATGCTTCGGGATCAGTACGGAATATATATCTTGAAGATCGGGTACGACCGTTATTCCGCGCAATATCTGATCGACGACTTGAAGAACGCGGGCTGGCAGACGGACGACGTATGGCAGGGTGAAAACCTTGCGCCCGTGATCCGCGAGTTTGAAGGCGTTATCAAGGACGGCAATTTCAAAATTGCCGACAATAACTTGTTGAAGGCGCACTTCCTCAACGTCGCATTGAAGCACAACATGGAAACGCGGAAGTTCCGTCCTGTGAAGATCGAACAGCGGGCGAGAATTGACGGCTTTGTTTCCGTGATCGACGCGCTGACCGTGCGGCAGAAATATTATAACGAAATCGGCGAAATGCTCAAAAATGCGGGGTGATAAAAACATGGGAGTTTTTGAAACTATCTTCCGGAAGCCGAAAGCCGACTTGAAGGCGGAAGGCTATTTCAAAATGCTAAACGGGTACACGCCCGTTTTCAGCAACGCGCCGGAAAGTATTTACGAAATGGAGCTTACGCGCGCGGCGATACATTCGTTCGCGTCCTTCGCTTCAAAGCTGAAACCGGAGATCAGCGGCACGGCGCAAAAGAACCTTGAACGGGCGTTGCAGTTCAAGCCTAATCCGTTCATGGATACATCGAAGTTCATTTACAGGATCGCGACGATCCTTTCGGTGAATAATACTTGCTTCATTGTTCCGATCGAAGATGAATTCGGCGGGCTGATCGGGTATTATCCCCTGCTTCCTCAACGGTGCGAAGTTGTCGAGTACAACGGCGCGCCGTTTTTGCGTTATACGTTCGGGAGCGGGCAGAAAGCCGCGATCGAGTTTGAACGCGTCGGCGTAATGACGCAGTTTCAATATACCGACGATTTCTTCGGCGAGAGTAACGCCGCGCTTCGTCCTACAATGCAGTTGATCCATACACAAAATCAAGGCATTATCAACGGCGTTAAAAATTCGGCTTCTATTCGCTTCTTGGCGAAGGTTGCAAATATGTTGAAGCCGGAGGACATCACGAAGGAGCGCAAGCGCTTCACGGCGGATAACCTTTCGGCGGAAAATCAGTCGGGAATGGTGATCTACGACGCGAAGTTTGCTGACGTGAAGCCGATCGAAAGCAAGCCGTTCACGGTCAACGCCGCGCAGATGGCGCAGATCAATGAAAACGTGTTTAACTACTTCGGCACGAATGCGGGCATTCTGCAAAACAAATACACGGAGGACGAATGGAACGCGTATTACGAAGGCAAGATCGAGCCTTTCGCGATCCAGCTTTCGCTTGTTATGTCGAATATGACGTACACGGCGCGGGAATTGTCCTTCGGGAACGCGATCACGTTTACCGCGAACCGCTTACAATACGCAAGCAATCAAACGAAGCTGAATATCAGCACACAGTTATTTGACCGCGGCTTGTTGAACCGCAACGGCGTTATGGACGTTTGGAACATGGCGCACGTTGAGGGCGGCGAGAAATATTATATCCGCAAGGAATACGCGGAAGTTTCAGAATTGGGAAAGGAGGTTACACCAAATGCCAAAAAAGACGGATCGGGAGTACAGAACAATGATCCAGCCGCTATTGATCCCGACGGCGGCGGAGAAGCGAATTGATACGGATTTCTACGTGGAGGGCTACGCAACAACGTTCGACAAGCCCTATTTGCTGTATGAGTGGGACGGGAACAAATATTACGAACGGATCGACCGGAACGCCCTTGCGGGTGCGGATATGTCCGACGTAATCATGCAGTATAACCACGAAGGAAAGGTGCTTGCCCGCCTTTCCAACGGGACGCTGGGCGTTGAAGCTAACGATAACGGGCTTTTCACGTTCGCGGACTTGTCGAAATCGCGCGCGGCACAAGATATGTTCGAGGAAATCAAGAACGGACTTGTTACGAAAATGTCGTGGGCTTTCCGCGTATCGGAAGATAGCTACGACCGCGACACACGCACACGCACGATCTTGAAAATTGCGAAGGTTTACGACGTTTCGGCGGTATCCATTCCGGCGAACGCCGATACCGATATTTCGGCACGATCCTATTTCGACGGAGTGATCGAAAGGGAACAGCAGGAGCGGCTGGAACGCCGGAAGAAACTTTTGAAAATCAAACTAATGACGGAGGTTTAACACAATGAGAATTAAAGAAATCGAAGCCCGCCTTGCGGCTATCAAGCAGGAGATCGAACAGCGCGGCGACGCTATGACCGCCGCAGAGATTGACGCGCTGGAGCAGGAAACCGCACAGCTTACCGAAGAGCGCGCCGGACTGATTGCCGCCGCCGAGAAGCGCAACGGCATTCTTGACAATATCGCGAAGGGCGCGGGCATTGTTTCCCGTTCCTTCCAGCAGAACAACGGCGACGACAACGCCGCGCCCGATGATCCCTTCGGTACGCCCGAATATCGTTCCGCGTGGCTGAAAAACATTCGCCGCCTTCCGCTGAACGACGCAGAGAAGCGCGCATTCAGCAACGCCAGCGGCGCGGGTGCGGAGGTTATCCCGACGCAGACCGCGAACGAGATTATCAGCAAGGTAAAGACGCTTGCGCCTATGCTGAATGAAGTTACCCTTCTGCACGTCAAGGGCGCTGTAAAGTTCGCGATCGAAGGCACGAACAACGCCGCCGCGATCCACACCGAGAACGCAAGCATTACCGCCGCCGCTGACACGCTGACCACCGTTTCCCTTTCCGGTTATGAGATCGTCAAGCTGGTTCAGATTTCCGATACTGTAATGACTATGAGCATTACCGCGTTTGAAAGCTGGATCGTCAATATGCTGGCGGAAGCTATCGCCCGCAAAGTCGAAGATTTGCTTATCAACGGCACGGGTTCTTCCCAGCCGAAGGGCATTGAAAACGCGAACACTTGGGGCGCGTCCAACAGCGTTACCGTTGCAAAGACGGGCGCGCTTACCGCCGCAAACGTGCAGACGTTGATCGGGCTTCTGCCTTCCGGCTATGACCGTAACGGCAAGTTCGTTATGAACAAGAAAACCTTGTTCACAGACTTTATGCCGTTGCAGGACAACAGCAAGAACCACATTGTAACCGTTCAGAACAACGCGTACTTCGTGTACGGCTATCCCGTTCTTCTGTCCGATTACGTCGCGGATCACGAAGCCTTCTTGGGCGACTTCAAGAAGGTTTGCGCGAACCTTGCCGAAAATATCGGCGTGAAGAGCGCCTACGACATCGACACGAACAGCTACAAATATAGCGGTATCGCGATCTTCGATTGCGCGCCCGCTATCGGCGAAGCCATCGTGAAGCTGGTCAAGGCGACCGCCTAAAGCGGGAGGGCTGACAAATGCTTGACAAGGTAAAGCTGGCGTTGCGGTTGAGCGGGACGGCGCTTGACGGCGAAGTTTCCGATCTCATAAACGCGGCGATCGCTGATCTTCGCCTTGTCGGTATCAACATTCCGGCGGAAGCGGGATCGTCCAGTAAAACGCTGGGCGATCCCCTTCTTGATCGGGCGGTTGTGCTTTATGCAAAGGCGGAATTCGGCTTCAATGACGACGCGGAGCGTTACCGCAACGCATACGATTATTTGAAGTGCGCCTTGTCGCTGACCGCTGATTACACCGAAGAAAGCGAGGGTAAATAAATGAGATGGGGCGAACAAATAACATTGGTTGCCTTGTCTGAACCTTCGCCGCGCACGAACGAACACGGCTTCCCCGTCGCCCGCACAGAAACCGCGACAACGGTTTTCGCTGACAAGAAATCCGTGGGCTTTTCGGAGTTCTACAAGGCGCAACAGGCGGGCTATACGACGGAATTAAAATTCGACGTGCATTCCTTCGAGTATGAGGAACAGCAGATCGTGGAATATCCCGTTTCGAGCGGGAAACGGTATCGCGTCCTTCGGACGTACACGCACGGGAACGGAGAATTTACAGAGTTGACGCTGGTTAATCTTCCGGAAGCGGAAGGGGGCGGCAACAATGGCGAAGTTTAACGTTGTCGGGCTGGACGACGTACAAGAAGCAATGCTTCGGCAAGACGCGATCGTTGAAGAAGCCGTGCCGGAAATGCTCAAAGCGGGTGGCGCAGTAATGCAGAAGGCACAGCAAGAAGAGATCAAGACAAGGTTCAACAGCAGACGAAGCACGGGGGCGCTTCTTGCGTCCATCAAAGTATCCGCCGTGAAAGAGATTGACGGCGGAAAACGGGTTGAAATCTATCCGAACGGAAAGGACAAGCACGGAGTACGCAACGCGGAAAAAGGCTTCGTCCTTAATTACGGGCGTTCAAATATGCCCGCGCGCCCGTGGTTCACGGCGGCGAATGAAAAGGCGGCGGACGACGTTGTTTCGGAAATGCGCCGCGTATGGGAGGAAAAGCAAAATGAAGAACGTTGACAGCTTGTTAAAAGCGGAGCTTGAAAAGCTGGGCGTTCCCGTCGAACGCCTTAAATACGGCGGGAAGGCGGCTTGCTTTATCGTCTATCAGCTTGTCGTGGGGCGCGACACGTTCTTTTCAGACGATGAAGAGGGCGCGCAGGAATTCACGTATCAAGTACACGTCTATTCAAAAACGGATTACATCGACATTCTTCAACGCTTGAAAACAGCATTGAAGGCGGCGGGGTTCTACGCGATCACGATAGACGCGGAAACATACGAACAGGACACGGGATATTACCACGTTCCCGTTGAAATCAAGTATATGGAGGTATGACACATGGCAACAATCGGTTTGCGCGATCTTTACCGCGCACCCATCACGATCGGCACGTCCGGTGCGGAGGAATACGGAACGCCCGTGCGTATGGCGAAAGCTATTTCGGCGGAGCTTTCCGTTGAAGTCGCCGAAGCGATCCTTTACGCCGACGACGGCGCGGACGAAGTTGTAAAAGAATTCGTATCCGGAGAAATCACGCTGAACGTGAACGATCTTCTTCCGGCTGATCTTGCCGCCCTGCTTGGACAGAAGCAGGACACGGACAAGGTTGTTTACGGTTCTGACAGCGACGAAGCACCCTATACCGCAATCGGCTTCCGCGCGAAGAAGGCGGGCGGAACGTACAAGTACATTTGGCTTTACAAGGTCAAATTCGCGATCCCCGATGAAAACTACACCACGAAGGGCGACAGTATCGAATTTACTACGCCGGAGATCGTCGGACAGTTTATCAAGCGTTCCGACGGATTGTGGAAGGCTGAACACGTCGCAGAGCCTACGAACAGCGTGGCGACGGCTTGGTTCACTTCCGTTCGTGAGCCTAACAACGCGGGCGGTTAATCGAATATCGAAAGGAGGAACGGCGGGAAGTCTGAAAAGGCTTCCCGCCTTATTCTGCTATGAGCGCAATTAAAGACGGACGTTTCCCGATCATGCTGGACAAGGAAAGACACCTTCTTTTCAGTCTGAACGCGATCGACGAAATGCAAGACAAATTCGGCGGCTTCGATCGCCTTGATACCGTGCTTTCCGGCAAGGACAGCATTAAAAATCTTCGCTGGCTTCTGACCGTGCTTTTGAATGAGGGCGCGGCGGACGATGAAGAACCGCTTACCGAAAAACAGGTGGGCAAGCTCATTCATACGGGCAATTTCGCCGACGTGAAAGCGGCGATCTTCAAATCCTTTTCTATGGGCAACAACGGAACGCCCGAACCGCCCGAACGGGACGAAGAGGAAGAGGACGACGAAGAGGACATCGAAAAAAACGCAACAGCGGGCAAGGAATAATCGACCTTGCCCGCCTTCTTTATATCGGCGTAACGCTTCTTCGCTGGAGCGAAGCCGAAGTATGGCGCATGACACCGTATAAAATTTTGACGCTTTTCAAAATTCATCGTGAATTCAATCCGGATCGTTTCAAGCCCGTTCCGAAAGAAGTTGATATTGACGACGTGCTGGGAGGGATATAAATGGCGAAAGAAGAGCAGATCAAAACATCAATCGACCTTACAGGCGAAAAAGAGTATCGCGCCGCTTGCACTAACATAAATTCTTCCCTTCGCGAAATCGGATCGGAAATGAAGCTGACGACGGCGGAATTCGCCGACAACGCAGACAGCGTGGAAGCGCTGACCGCAAAACAGAAGCTATTACAAAAGCAGTTCGACGAACAGGCGAAGAAAGCAGAAGCGGCGGAAAAGGCATTGAAGAAAATGCGCGATAACGGTATCGAACCGACAAATCCCGCATATCAGAAAATGCAAACAAATCTGAACAACACCAAAGCCGACATGGTGAAAATTCAAAAGGAAATCGACGACACTTCTAAAAAGCTGAAAAGCTCAAAGGTGGATTGGGAGAGCGTCGGCGAAACCGTCGGCAAAGCAGGAAAGGCGATCGGCGCAGCTTGCGCGGCTATGGGTGCGGCGATTGCGGCGGCGGGTGCGGCATTCTTCGGGCTTGCCGAAGAAACACGCGAAGCCCGCGAAAACATGGGTAAACTTGAAACCAGCTTCACGACGGCGGGACATTCGGCAGAGGACGCGAAAAACACCTATACGGAGTTGTACGGCGTTCTTGGAGACGACGGACAGGCAACAGAAGCCGCCGCCCACCTTGCGAAGCTGACTACGAACGAAAAAGAGCTTTCGGACTGGACAAACATTTGCACGGGTGTTTACGCGACATTCGGCGACAGCTTGCCGATTGAAGGCTTGACCGAAGCCGCGAACGAAACGGCAAAGACGGGATCAATCACGGGCAATCTTGCCGACGCGCTGAATTGGGCGGGCGTTTCCGAAGATGATTTTCAAGCCAGCCTTGACGCTTGCACATCGGAGCAGGAGCGGCAAGCCCTTATCACGTCCACGTTGAACGGGCTTTATTCCGAAGCGGCGGACAAGTACAGAGAGGTAAACGGCGACATTATCGACGCGCAGAAGGCAACAGCAAATCTGAACAGCGCTATGGCGGCGCTGGGCGCGATTGCTGAACCGATCATTACAAAGCTGAAACAGCTTGCGGCGGAGCTTTTGCAGGAAATAACGCCGTTCGTCGAGCTTATCGGAAAAGGCTTGACGGGTGCGCTTTCCGGTGCAGAGAGCGCGGCGGAGGACTTCACAGACGGCTTGCTGGGTATGGTTACGTTCGCGATCGAAAAGCTAACGGAAATGTTACCGACCTTCCTTGAATTCGCGGTGAAGATGATCGCGAATATCGCTACGGGCATAGCTCAATCGTTGCCGACGCTTGTTCCTTCGCTGGTTCAGCTTGTAACGGACATCGTGCAAGTTCTGATCGACAATATTCCGTTGCTGATTGACGCGGCTTTACAGCTTGTAACAGGGCTGGCGGAAGGCATTATAAACGCGATCCCCGTTCTTGTTGCGGCGCTTCCGCAGTTGATAACCAGCTTGATCGACGGTTTGCTTTCCGCAATCCCGCAGATCATTCAAGCGGGTATCGACCTTCTGACGGCGTTAATTACCGCCCTTCCGGAGATCATCACAACGATTGTTGAAGCGATCCCGCAGATCATTGAAGGCATTATAACGGCGCTTACGGAGAACATACCGCTTATCATTCAAGCGGGCATTGATCTTCTTGTCGCGCTCATACAGGCATTGCCGCAGATTATAACGACGATCGTTCAAGCGATCCCGCAAATCATAAGCGGCATTGTAAACGCGCTGATCGGCAACATCGACCAAATCATTATGGCAGGCGTTCAGCTTTTCGTGGCGCTCATTCAGAATTTGCCGACGATCATAGTTGAAATCGTGAAGGCAGTTCCGCAGATTGTTTCCGGCATTGTGCAAGCGTTCGCGTCGCTGGGCGGCGAAATGATAAACGCGGGCGCAAACCTTCTTCACGGCTTGTGGGAAGGTATCAGCGGGGCGGCTTCGTGGTTGTGGGAAAAGGTATCCGGCTGGGCTTCGTCCCTTGTTTCGGGTATTAAGGACTTCTTCGGCATTCATTCCCCGTCAACGGTATTCGCTGAAATCGGCGGCAACATGGCGGACGGCGTGGGCGTAGGCTTCACCGACAACATGGGCGGCGTTGAAGGCGATATGACCGCCGCAATGGGCGGAGCGGGCGCGCTGACGGCGGCGGAAGCAGTAAACGCCGTGAACAACGGCATTATTGCGAACATTGAAGGCTTGTCCGGAGCGGTGAACGCGATCGTCGAGCGGGTTATTACCGGACTGACGGCGCAAGCTCAACGTTTCAATCAAGCCGGACAGGACTTCGACAAGAACATAGCTTCCGGCATGGTGGCGGGTATCGTGCAGATCACGCAGAAAGTACCGCAGATCGCGCAAAGCATTATTACCGCATTCACGGCACAACATCAAAAGTTCGTAACCGAAGGAACGAACATCGACAAGAGCATAGCGCAAGGAATGATCGCGGGTATCCCGCAGATCACGGGCAAGGTTGCACAAATTATTCAGCCCGTTATTACCGCGCTTCGCTCTTACGTATCGGAGTTCACGGCGGCGGGCGAAGAGATGGTGCGCGGCATTTGGCAGGGCTTTCAAAATATGTCCGGCTGGCTTGAAAGTCGTGTCCGCTCTATGATGAGGGATATTGTGGCGGCGGTTGAAGAGGAAATGGACATCAATTCCCCGTCGAAGGTTTTTGCCCGTATCGGTTCGTACATGGCGCAGGGCTTGGGCGAAGGCTTCGCCCGCGAAATGCGCGACGTTGAAAGTTCGATCCGGCGCGAAACGTCGAACGCCGTTCCGGAATTCCGTTCCGGAGAGGGACGCGACACGCGCGGCGGCGGTACGCCTTCCGTTGAAGTCGTGCAAAACATCTATGCGAACGAAACGAGCTACGCCGAACAGCAAAGACAGGCGGCGCGGCAGTTCCGGCAGATTGCGCGGGAGGTTATGGCATGAGGACACAAGAAAAATTGATCTACACGAACGAGCGCGGGGAAAGCATAGAGTTTTCCCCCGCTTCTTCGTATCACGTAAACTTCAAGGACGTTACCGGACTTTCCGACGTGCGGAACGCTATTTACAGCACCAACAGCATGGGGCAGGACGGCGACACATACTTGGGCTATCGGATCGAAAGCCGCGATATTGACATCGTGGGATACATCAAGGAGCGGGACAAGCAAGCGGCGCAGAACCTACGCCGGAAGCTGAGCCGCATATTAAATCCGCAGTACGAAGCAACGTTGACGTATGTTTTCGGCGACTTCCGGCGGGTGATCGGGTGCAAGATCGACGACGCGCCGATCTTCAAGCGAAAGCCGATCTTCGAGCAATTCACGGTTAGCTTGTCTTGCCTTAATCCGTTTTGGAGAGAGGAAACGGAAACACGCGAGGACATAGCAACGTGGATCGGCGGCTTTGAATTCCCCGTTCCGGACGGGCTGGAGCTTTACGACGGCTGGGAAATCGGCTATCGCCAGCCGTCGCTGATTGTGAACGTCTACAATTCCGGCGACGTGAAAAGCGGTATCCGGATCGAGTTCCGCGCGATCGGCGCGGTTACAAATCCCGTATTGCTGAACGTCGATACACGGGAGTTTATCAAGCTGAATATTTCGCTTGTAGCGGGCGACGTTTTAACCGTTTCCACGGGCTACGGTGAAAAAGCCGTGAAGCTGAACCGTGGCGGCACGATTACAGACGCGTTCCGCTATCTCGACGTTGATAGTTCGTATTTGCAGATCGCCGTGGGCGACAATCTCTTCCGTTATTCAGCGGACGCGAACGCCGAAAATCTCGAAGTTTCGATCTATCACAATAACTTGTATTTGGGGGTGTAGCGCGGTGGAATTATACGTTTATAGCCGCGATATGACACTTCAAGGGATCGTCGAAAAGATTTCGTCCTTGATATGGACGCGGCGTTATTGGAGTTGCGGCGAATTCAAGTTGCTTGTTCCCTTCACGGAGGAACACGCCCGCTTGCTGGTGAAGGAAAATATCATCATCAAGCGCGGCGGCAACGAAGCGGCGGAAATCCGCTATATTCACATCACGAAGAATTCACAGGGCATGGAGGAAATAGAGGTTCAAGGCAAGTTCCTTCTTTCGTGGATCGGCAAGCGCATTTTGACAACGCAGATCATCACGAAGGACACGACACAGAACGTTCTATACGCCATTGTGAAGCAGACTTGCACGAACGCAGGAGCGGCGCGCAATATCCCGAATTTCAGCATATCCACGACCGACGCAGACACCGGAAGCGGGCAGATCGACTATACTTCGGAGCAGTACGCGAACGCCCAGCTTGCGGCGGAAACGGCGGCGAAGGCGGCGAAGCTGGGTATTCGGGTTCTGACAAATGCCCGCACGGGCAAGCATACCTTTTCCGTTTACGAAGGGCGCGATCTTACGGCGGGCAATACCGCAGGGAACGCGCCTTGTATCTTTTCGCAGGAGTTCGACAACATCGTTGAACAGGAATACACGAACAGCGTTGAAAACCTTAAAACAACGGCTTACGTCGGCGGAGAGGAAAAGGAAGGCGTAACGCGGAAGGTTGCCGAAGTCGGCGGCAGTTCGACGGGGCTTTCCCGCGACGAAGTTTTCATCAATGCAACGGACATCGTGCAGGAATACGAAAACGAGAGCGGGCAGACCGTAACGCTTACCAACGCGCAATATTTAGCGCTTCTTTCCGCGCGCGGCGTTGAAGAGCTGGAGCAATACGCGGAAACGCTTGCTTTCGGATCGAAGATCAACACGAACGCGAATTTGAAGTACGGCATGGACTACGATTTGGGCGATCGGGTAACGTGTATCAATAAGCGCTGGAACGTCCGCATTGACGTTCGCATAACGGAGATCGCGGAAACCTACGAAACCAGCGGCGAAGAAATAGATATTACCTTCGGCGAGAGCTTGCCCGCGCTTCTGACACAAATTCGGCAGATTACAAAATAAAGGAGGGCTTCACAGCATGGAAAAATCAAGTTTCTTCAACAGCGTTTCGCACGATCGCACGTACAAAGCGGAGGATTGGGCGGAATACTTCGCTTCGTTCATCGGGAACGGCGTTTTCCCCGTCCCTTCGACGGGGCTTCAAGTCGTTGCAAACGACGGAATGAAGCTGAACGTTAAAACGGGCAAAGCGTGGATCAACGGTTACTTCTACTTCAACACGGGCGATCTTGCCGTCGAGCTTGACACGGCGGACGGACAGTTGAACCGCATTGATCGCGTTGTAGTGCGCTGGGATTTGACAAACCGCGTTATGTCGGTGAAGGTCAAATCTTCTTCGTTCAGCGCGTCCCCTACCGCGCCCGCATTGCAGAGGGACGCGGACGTTTACGAGCTTGCGCTGGCGGACATCTACGTGGGCGCGGGCGTAACAGCTATCACACAAAGCAAGATCACGGATCAACGCTTGAACACGTCGCTTTGCGGCGTTGTTGCCGCCGTCGTTCAGCAGATCGACACGGCGGCTTTTAACGCACAGCTTCAAGCGTGGTTCGCTGAATATCAATCCCTTTCGGCGGCGGAGTACAACACGCTTGTTTCGTATATGAATTCGCTGAAATTGCAGGGTAACACGCAGTACGAAGCGTTCGAGCAACACATGGCGGATTTTGAAACACAGGCGGCGGCGGACTTCAACGCATGGTTTAACGGCTTGCAAAGCGTCCTTGACGATAACGCGGCAACAAATCTTCTGAATATCACGAACGCGCTTGACGCGCGCGTGGATATGCTGGAAGCGGTGCTTTTCAATGACATTACGACAAATCCGTTCTTGATCCTCTTCGATGATCTCGACGGCGTAACGTCTACGGGCATTTGGAACGAGAGCTTGCAGAGGATCGAATGCTGACGCGGTACGCTTGCACGGCGGCGGAATTGTCGTGCGTGATCGGAAACATCTTCGCGGAGCTTTCCCCGCCATGCGCGGCTTGCGGCGCGGAGGTATTACAGATCACAGGAACAACGGTTACAGGGAACGCGGCAACGCTGACCGTTACCGAAGCGGGCTTCGATTTCGACGGGTGCGCCGACGATACCGCTATGATCGAGCGAATGCGGAAAGGACGGTGCATATATGCAAAGACCGGAGCGGGAGCGGAAAGAACCGACGGAATTCAACGTGATTGTGAAAGCGAAAGACCTTGTAAAGCACACCTTCACGATCACGAATTCGACGGAGCGCTACCCGAAGAAATACCGCTTCACGCTTGTAAACAGGATACAGGATAAAGCGGTGGACATTTACGAATGCGTCCTTGAAGCGAACGAATTAGACCTTCGGGACGCGCAGGAATACAGACAACGGCAGAAGCTACAAGCAAAGGCGCTGACCTATTGCAAGGAGCTTCTATTTTTCATAGAGCTTTCGCAGGAAATGGGCTTTATTTCTATGAGCAGTTGCGAATATTGGTCAAAACTTGCGCTTGAAGTGAAGTACATGACGACCGCGTGGAAGAAGCGGGACAAAACGAGAGTTTGAAAAACGTTCGGGGTACATCTTGATACGCCTAATTCGTCGAACGCCAACAACGTCCGCAACGTCAATTCGGACGGCTCTTTGAACAACAACAACGCGTACAACGGCAACAATGGCGTTCGCCCGCTTCGGTGGACTATGTGAACGAGTAGGCACAGCCGAAAGCAGAATACCACCATCAAAGGAAGGTGTATCCCGTCGCCGCTATCCACGGCGGGGACGAATACAGGATCGCCGATACCGGAGCATACCGCCTTCCGGCGGCTGGCAAAGGTTATAAACAGCGAGGATTTTTTATTATGACAGACTTTGAAAAGATACACAGTTTTGAAAGCCTATACAATGCCTACCGAAAGGCGCGGCAAGGCAAGAGGTGGAAAGGAGCGGCGGCAAAGTTTGAAGTTAATCTTCTTGAAGCGCTGAACCTATTAAGTGCGCAGATCAGAACGAAGCGCTATACCATGTCCCCGTATAACACGTTCGAGGTATACGAACCGAAGCGCCGCGTGGTTATGTCGAACAGCTACAAAGACAAGGTTGTTCAACATTCGCTTTGCGATAACGTGCTTGAACCGATTTTGACACGATCGTTCATTCGCGATAACTACGCGTCGCAGGTGGGGAAAGGTACGCATTACGGGTTAGACAGGCTTCAAGAGTTCATGCGGAGGTTTTACAGGAAGAACGGAATTGACGGCTGGATACTGAAAGGCGATATTTCAAAGTATTTCTATTCGATCCGGCACGACGTTTTGAAAACCTTAATCCGCGAGAAGATAACCGATCCGGACGTTTTGTGGCTGATTGATCTTATCATCGACAGCACCGAAGGCAACGTCGGAATACCGATCGGCAATCAAACTTCACAGCTTTTCGCCCTTCTCTACCTTGACGGGCTGGATCACTTCGTAAAGGAAAAGCTGGGTATCAAATATTACGGGCGCTATATGGACGACTTCTTTTTGATCCATCACGACAAAGCATATTTGCAGGAGTGCTGGAAGCAGATTGAAGCGTTCGTACAGGCGCGCGGGCTTTCGCTGAATGCGAAAACGAATATCTTTCCCTTGAAACACGGCGTTGATTTCTTGGGCTTTCATACATACTTGACCGAAAGCGGCGCGGTGATCCGCAAGGTGCGCCGCCGGAGCAAGAACAATATGAAGCGGAAGTTGAAGAAATTAGCCGCCCTTCACGCGGCGGGACGGATCGACGCAAAGACCGTTGAACAATCTTATCAAAGCTGGAGAGGACACGCCGAAAAGGGAAACAGTTATCACTTGATCCGGCGGACGGATCATTATTACAACAGCTTAATGAAACCAAAGGAGGCGGCACAATGTCAAAAACATTAGGCAGTTTGACGGTGGGCGCGAAGATTGAAGTTCCGGTTCTTTCGGCGTATCAATCGCGCTTCGGATCGAAGATCGTTTTCAAGATCGCCGACAAGAACCACAGCGGCTACCCGTCGAATTCCGTAACGCTGATTACGGAAAAAATCATTCAGTTAATGTGCTTCGACGCAAAGGAAGCAAGCAACAGCAACAGCGATCGGAAACAATACGGCAATAACCGCTATCAATATTCAAACATTCTGCAATGGCTGAACAGTAACGCGGCGGCGGGCGCATGGTACAGCGCAAAGCACAGCGCAGACGCGCCGCCCACAAACGCGAACGTATGGAACAATTACAACGAATACGACGCGTGGGCGGGCTTCCTTGCTATGCTTGATCCGAAGTTCGTTGCGGAGCTTCTGACAACAACGCAGACCGTCGCAAGAAATACCGTTACCGACGGCGGAAGCTATGAAACGGTAATGTCAAAAATGTTCCTTCCGTCCACCACAGAGGTGGGGCTTGCGAATGAAAACAATATCGCAGAAGGAACGCTTCTTGCGCTATTCAGCAACGACGCTTCCCGCGTCGCTTATCCTACGGCGCAATGCGTGAGCAATTCGGAGTACACGAACAGCAATTTCAGCACGTCAAAGGGCTGGTATTGGTGGCTTCGAACGCCTAGTTCGTCGAACGCCTACAGCGTCCGCGGCGTCTATTCGGGCGGCTCTTTGGGCAACGTCGGCGCGTACGGCGGCTACTATGGCGTTCGCCCGCTTTGTAATCTTAAATCTTCTATCTTGGTATCTGACAGCCCGAACAGCGACGGAAATTATACGGTAATCTACAATTCCGCGCCTTCCGCGCCGCCCAGCATTACCGCGCCAGCGACGTGTTACAGCGGGCAGAACATCAACATTTCTTGCGCGGAGGCGACCGATCCGGACGGCGACGCGCTGACCTATTGTTTCGAGCGCTCATACAACAGCGGCGCGTGGACACAGGTTCAAGCGTCCGCAAGCAGGACGTTCACGGAAGCGGTATCGACCGCGTGGAACACGTTAAAATACCGCGTCCGCGCAAAGGACAGCTACGGCAATTATTCCGCGTACACCACAAGCGGAGATATTGCCGTAATCCATAACCAGCCGCCCGTGATTTCCGGCAGTAACGCCGATCTTGGCACGAAGCGCGGGGATTTCACCTATCAATACAGCGTAACCGATCCGGACGGCGACACGGTGAACGTTGTTGAAAAGATCGACGGAAAGACAATCGCGACGAAGAACGCAATCACGCTGGGCGCAACGCAGACGCTTTCCGTTTCCGGAAATACCTTCACGGCGCTTACGAACGCCCAGCACACGATCACAATTACGGCGACCGACAGCGCAGGAAATAGCGCCGTCCGGACGCTGACGTTCACGAAGTCGATCGCGGGCTTCGTTATCACGCTTTCCACGCCGCTGGAAGCCAACAGCCAGCCGACACGCGCGAATATCAAGGTAACGCGAGATATTCCGGCGGGCGGCACGTTCAAGGTTGAAGCGACGAACAATCCGTTTGACGCTTCCCCCGTTTGGGAGGATTGCACGAACGCGGTTGTTCAAGGCGTTGCACACGTTTTCACAAATAAGATCAACACGGCGGCACAGTACGGAATGAATATCCGCGTAACCGTCCAGCGCGGCGACGCGCTGACCGCTTGCTGGGTATCGGGGATCGGGGGGAATTTTGAATGAGCGTAATTCACAAGAAGAGCAACGGCGGAGCTTCCACCGAAATTGAAAAAGAGGTTCGGGAAGTCAAAGCGGCGGGAGAGCAAACCGCCGCTTTGCTTGCCCTATCCTTCAAAGCGCAGATCGTGCAGGATCGCGCCGCCGGAACAAACGTCATTTCCGACGCGGCGATCCTGCAATCGGCGGAAGTGATCGAATACGACGAATACGCCGACAATCACGCTTACAACACCGTCGGCGAAATCATCAAGCACAACGGGCGGTATTACGAGATCAAAGCGGCGCACACGTCGAACGCGGCGGCTTATCCCGTTGAAACCACCTTCGCGTACTATCGCTTGATCGAGCTTTCCGCGACCGGAACGCTTGACGATCCGATCCCGTATCCGGAAACGGCGGGGATCGTCGTTAATGTCGTTTCCGGCTTGTATTACAGCTACAAAGGCGCGGTATACCTTGCAAAAGCAGATATGCCGAATTGCGTTTATCCGCCGGACACGGCGGGCTTGTGGCAATGGGAAAAAGTAACCTAACGGGAAGGAGGATCAACGATGGACACTTTCACAACGGTTCTTTCCGTCTTTTCTACCGTATGCGCTATCGTGTTCGGCTATATCGCTTTTGTTCGTAACAGGGACAAGGACAAGGAAAGCAATGTGAAGCACGACGCGACCGTTTTAACCGAGATCGGATACATCAAGGCGAACACGGACGAAATCAAGGCGGAGCAGAAGGAACAGCGAAAGACGAATACGGAGTTCGTAACGCGCTTGACCGACGTTGAAGCGTCGGCGAAACAGGCACACAAGCGGCTTGACCACATCGAAAAACGAATGGATCAAGCAGAGTAACACCAGCGGCGGCGGGGGCTTCCCCGCCGCTTCTTCATTGCAAAGGAGGGTTCAGCAATGAGCAATAGCAAACTTATTTCGTGTACGCTGATTTCACCGAACAAGAACAGCCCACGAAATCACAAGATCGACACGATCACAATTCATTGCGTCGTCGGGCAATGTTCCGCCGAGAGGATCGGCGAAATCTTCAAGCCGACTTCGCGACAGGCAAGTTCAAACTACGGGATCGGCTACGACGGGCGGATCGGGCTTTACGTCGATGAAGCCGATCGTTCGTGGTGCAGTTCAAACGCCGCAAACGATAACCGCGCAATCACGATCGAGGTTGCAAGCGACACGAAGCACCCATACGCCGTGAATGATAAAGCATACGCGGCGCTTCTTGATCTTGTCGAAGATATTTGCCGCCGGAACGGGATCAAAAAGCTGGTATGGAGTACAAGCAAGGACGACCGCGTAAACCACAAGAACGGGTGCAATATGACGGTTCACAGGGATTACGCGGCGAAGGCTTGTCCGGGGGATTACCTGTACGAAAGGCACGGTGCGATCGCGGCGGAGGGAAACAGGCGGCGGGGCGTTCCGGCAGAGGAACAGAAGCCGGAGCAGAAGCCGCAGGGCGACGCGAAGAACCTTTAC